ATCTTACGGAACGTAAACATAAGTATGGTTACGAGTGTCTTAAGATTGAATGGGAAGACCTAGCCTACCGAACCTATACCCCTGACTTTATACTGAACAATGGCATTATCATTGAGACAAAGGGAAGATTTCTTGCAGGAGATAGACGTAAACATCTAGCTGTTAAGAAACAACATCCAAGATTAGATATCAGATTTGTCTTTGAGAATAGTAGACGTAAGCTAAGTAAAGGTGCTAAGTCTACATATGGTCAGTGGTGTGACAAGTATGGATTCAGATATTATGATAGAATAATCCCTGAAGATTGGTTAAAAGAAAAAGGTAAGAACAAACACCCTGCGATGATTAAATTCGTAGGTAAAAAAAAGTAAGGAGAATAAAATGATAAATGATAAATACTTAGACGATGAAGACTTTGTTATACAAGTAAAGCCACACATAGATGGTAAAGGTTGGACAGGAGATGTATCTCTTAGTATAATGGTAGGTAAGAGAAACCCCCTGAGTGATGAAGACTTTGAAGCTATGTTAAATTTTACTAGGCAGATATGTTCTACCGTTCCTTTGATGGAACATAATAAAATATTCAGAGATGCTGTAGAGGAAGAAGCTAATAAGCACTTACCTATAGAAGATGTGTTTGATATACCTAATAGTAAAAAAGATAGTAAAGTTAATGGTGTAGATGATAATGTAATACATATAACTTTTGGAAAAGATGAGACTAAGCATTGACAATGGCACAAGAAGAGTATATAAAAGACATGAGACATTTAGAATACATGAATTACAGAGCAGAAAAGGAGAAAGATATGGCAAAACAAGATATGGTTAATAGTCCTATACACTATAACAAAGCAGGTATTGAAACCATTGATGCCTTAGAAGCTATGTTAGTTGATGGGTTTGACTATTACTTACAAGGGAATATAGTTAAATACTTATGGAGATTTAGATATAAAAATGGTGTAGAAGACTTAAAGAAAGCACAATGGTATTTAAATAAACTCATTGAGGTCTACGATGATAAGAGTTAAGATAATGATGACAGTCTCTGTAGACCCTGATGAGTATGCTGTACCTGCCGATGGCATGGTCAGCGAGGAGATTGAAGAATATGTAAGAGAAGCCTTCCATGAAATAGAAGGTGTTAAGATTAAGAATATGAAACTAGTTAGTGAGGAGACATAAATGATACAGAACTATTTACCTACCGACTACCAAAACTTTATAGCACTCTCTCGCTATGCACGGTGGAAGGATGACGAACAACGTAGAGAGAATTGGGGTGAGACTGTTGATAGATACTTTGACTATATGGATAATCATTTAGTTAAGAACTATAATTACACAGTCAGTAAAGCTTTAAAAGAGAAGCTTACAAACCAAATAATGTCTCTAGGTGTGATGCCTAGCATGAGAGCCTTAATGACAGCAGGACCTGCCTTAGACCGTTGCCATGTGGGTGGTTATAATTGTAGCTACATACCTGTAGATAGTCCACGTTCATTCGATGAATGTATGTACATACTTATGTGTGGCACAGGTGTAGGTTTCTCTGTTGAAAGAGAGAATGTAGACAAGCTACCCATAGTTAATGAGCACTTTGAAGACAGCACTACTATCATTACTGTTGGTGACAGCAGACCCGGATGGGCAAAAGCATTGCGAGAACTTATTGCCATGTTATATGTAGGACAAGTTCCAAAGTGGGATGTATCACAAGTAAGACCTGCAGGTGCTAGACTAAAAACATTTGGTGGTAGAGCATCAGGACCTGCACCATTAGTTGAATTATTTCAGTTCTGCATACAGAAGTTCAAAGGAGCTAAAGGCAGAAGACTGTATCCTATTGAGTGCCATGACTTAATGTGTAAGATAGGCGAAGTAGTAGTCGTAGGTGGTGTAAGACGTTCTGCTCTTATCTCTCTGTCTAACTTAGGCGATGACCAATTAAGACACGCTAAATCAGGAGAATGGTGGGATGAACCAGACAAAAATATAAAGAGAGAAGGTCAAAGAGCATTAGCCAATAACTCTGTAGCCTATAAAAATAAGCCTGAGATGGGTACATTCATGCGAGAGTGGACATCTTTATATGAATCTAAGTCAGGTGAACGTGGTATATTTAACAGACAAGCTGCTAAAGTAAAAGCATCTGAGAATGGTAGACGTGATATTGACCATGAGTTTGGGTGTAATCCTTGCAGTGAGATTATACTCAGACCTTATCAGTTCTGTAATCTTACTGAAGTTGTATGCAGAGCTACAGATGACTTAGCATCTTTGACAGAGAAAGTACGTATGGCTACTATACTAGGTACATTTCAATCCACACTTACAAACTTTAAATATTTACGTAAGATATGGAAAGATAATACAGAGGAAGAGAGACTATTAGGAGTTTCCCTAACAGGTATCTTAGATACAAACATATGGACAGAAGAAATACTGCTTATGTTAAGAGAAGTTGCAGTAGAAACTAATAAGAAGATTGCTAAAGACTTAGGTATACCACAGTCAACTGCTATTACTTGTGTAAAACCTAGTGGTACAGTCAGTCAATTAGTTGACAGTGCTTCAGGTATCCATGCTAGACACAATGACTACTACATCAGAACTGTACGTGGTGACAACAAAGACCCACTCACACAGTTTATGAAAGAAAGTGGCATACCTAGTGAGCCTGACGTTATGAAGCCTGATAGCACTACTGTGTTCAGCTTTCCTATGAAGTCACCTGAAGGTGCAGTCACTAGAACACAGATGTCTGCTATTGAACAGCTAGAGTATTGGCTTATGTTCCAAAGACATTGGTGTGAACACAAGCCTTCTGTTACTGTATCTGTCAAGGAAGATGAATGGATGGATGTAGGAGCATGGGTGTACAAGAACTTTGATGAGGTATCAGGTATATCTTTCTTACCATTCAGTGACCATACGTATGCTCAAGCACCTTATCAAGATATAAATAAAGAAGAGTATACCGAATTATATAGTAAGATGCCTATGTCTATTGATTGGTCTAAGTTGGCAGATTATGAGAAGGAAGACACTACTAGTGGTGGAAGGGAACTAGCTTGCACAGCAGATGCGTGTGAGATGGTTGACATACAGGCTAGTTAATGTTAGAAAATACAATACAACTAATATGGTGGCAGTGGTGGTTACTCATTGCCATCACCATAAATACAACAATAAACTTAATTGTTTTCTTCAAGGGTAGGAAGCTACACATAAGGGAACTATTACATCTTAAACCCAAAGCGAAAGGAGTTGCACATGGAAAACCTAGCACCAAGTAAAGAGAACAGAAAGAAGTTTGACATTGACCTAGAATATGGTAAAGTAAGAGAACAACTTGTAGCAGATATGTTACAGGATAAAAAGATAGAAGTAAAAAGTGAAAGAGATAAGTGGCAAAAGACAGGTAACATAGCTATAGAGTATCAGTCATATGGAAAGCCTAGTGGTATTAATGCAACAGAAGCAGACTATTGGTTTCATAATTTATGCATAGGTAAAGACGTATTCTGCACACTAGTGTTTAGTGTAGATAATCTCAAGAAACTAATCGATGGACTAGATTACAAGAGAAGTGTATCAGGTGGAGACCATAACGCATCAAGAATGTATCTATTAAAACTTGACAAGTTATTTTCGTCTGATGTATTAAAGACATTTAAAGGAGAGAGTTAATGAGAGAGATGCTATTAAATGCGGCAAAGTCCTATTATGTTGGACTAATAAATAAACATATATCAAATGTAGAGATACTATTAACTAGGTCTGTGGGTATAGGAGAACATCAAGATATCCAACAAGCTATTGATGCCGAGTTAGATGCAGTAGCTACAGCAGATGATAAACTTAATATAATATTAAAGTATTTTGAAAGGAGAGAATCCAATGAAGCAAAAGAAGAAACGAAATCCAAATCTAAGTAAATATGATGCTCCCTTGAGAATACAATTTGACAGGGGATTCAATGCCTTTAGGGGTAAGCAGTATGTGAGAAACATTAATGGAGCAAGAATTATAGCAACGGAAAGTCCATACAATATAAACACTATGCAATATAGAGAGTGGCAACGAGGTTATAATTCTGCATATGCACAGCAATTAAAGAAGGTGAAAAATGTTGAAGCTAGAAGAAGAAGCGAAGAAGTTCATGCAAGATAACTTAGCTATAGCAGAGGTAATGACTGCTGACTTTTATGAAGCACGAGCTAATAACACAGCTATCTTTCCAAAAGAAAAAGCCTTAGAGTATTTAGCTCTAGGCTTGACAAGTGAAGCAGGTGAGGTAGCAGGTAAAGTTAAAAAGATAATACGTGATGGCAAAGGAAACAAAGAAGCCATAGCCTATGAGATAGGTGATGTTCTTTGGTACTGTGCTGTATTAGCTAGTGAGTTGGGTGTCAGTTTAAATACTATTATGAAAAAGAACTTAGAGAAATTGCATGATAGGCATATGAGAGGTACACTTCAGGGGTCAGGAGATAGCAGGTAGTTATAGGATAGGTACTATGGCTTGTATGAATTATATAAGTCCGTACCTATCTCTTTACCGATAGCCAAGTGTGGTCTATCAGGTTCTGCTTCTTGCATTTCCATTACAGTCTTACCATACTTTTCCATATAGTATTCATCTGCAAAGGCACGTTTACCTTCTGATAACTTCTTCCATTCTGCTCTATCAAACGGAGTAAACTTCTTACCACG